TTGTTTCTAAACTCTGAAGTTTCTATATTCCCACCAGGTCACATTTATGACTCCCACGTGGATGATTTCATATGTTATCACAATAACTACTGGCCCGTAAACAAGTATGTGACCAATAACTCCCACCGTGATATCCACGAAGCTCTAACTCACGCCGTGTTTGATAGAATTGACAACACTGAACGCGATGTTGGATTTTTACTCTCAGGTGGACTCGATAGTAGTTTAATAGCATCCATTGCATCAAGAAAACTTGGTAAGATCAAGACATTTTCCATAGGTCTCCCTGGAAGCCCCGATCTACAGGCAGCTCGCAAAGTCGCAGAGTATTTACAAACTGATCACACGGAAGTAACATTCACCACCGATGAGGGTATAAGTCACATCAATGATGTCATCTACTCCCTAGAGTCATATGATACGACCACAGTCAGAGCTAGTACACCTATGTGGCTTTTATGTAAATACATTAAACAGCACTCGACGTGTCGTTACATATTTTCAGGTGAGGGGAGTGATGAAGTATTGGGTGGCTATTTATACTTCCACAACGCACCCAGTGTTGAGGAGTTTGCGTGTGAAAACATGCGTCGGTTGCGATTGATTCACCAGTTTGACGGATTACGTGCGGATCGATGTGCGGGTGCTCACGGTCTAGATGTCATTGTTCCATTCTTGGATAAAACATTCGTAGACGTGTGTATGACGATGAATCAAAACCTCAAAATAGATGTTATCGAGAAGAAAATTTTACGTGAGGCCTTCATCGGATATCTCCCGGATGAAGTTTTATGGCGCCAAAAAGACGGGATGAGTGACGCGGTGGGATCAAATTGGGTTGAACAGGTAAAGCGTTACGCTGAAAAGGATATCGATAACAGACTTTTTAGGGAAATTAAGACTAAGTGTAGACACTTTAACGTTCCTCTCACTAAGGAGGAGGCAATGTATAGAAATATATTTTGGAAGATGTATGGGAAAGATAACGATCACCTCATATCGGAAATATGGCGTCCCCGATGGACCGAGGTGAAAGACCCGAGCGCGCGGTTACTTGACGCGCATCGCAGAGAGTAGGGAAAAGGTATCAGGGTGGTATGAATGGATTTTTGGATCCATTTAGGGATGGTTAGGGACGATTAGGTGCCAATTATTGAACGCCCCTACCCCCTATCCACCCCAGACCCAAACATATATCTGCGATCCCGCAGGTTGATTTTAAGAGACTTATAGAAAAGAATACTGTGTAATATAAATGGCTCACTTTGTAAGAAGCTTTGATTGTAAAAACGAACAACATGTCATGTGGTTGAAAGAGGTTGGGGATTACACAGTAAGAAGTATCGGTGGTGAAAAGTTGGATATCTCGAAGTATGTAAATGCGAACCCGTTACCTGGAAAGCCCACGATGGAGAACCCGATCGATTGGGCGTATGTTCATTTCCAATTATGTATGAAGTACGCGACCGCAGTCTTAAACGTTGAGGCGTTTGTTCCTACTGCTAAATGATTGATACTCACTCAACGTAAAATTCTGTGGCTGTGAGTCTTTGTCCATCCTGACCAAGAGAATCTTTCCATAAACCTCTTCACTACTGAACGGGTATGGTAAAGCGTTTTCATTTTTGGACATTCCATCTTCAGGTTTCATAATCACTACATCTATATCAGGCCATTGCCCTATAAATGTTTGCCTTCCACCAAGTAATTTAAATATCTTATTCTTAGCTGGTGATATATCCAACTCTATTTCTTCTATTTCATCTTTCTTTTCGTGAATGAGTATCGCCTTGCTCATCCTTAAATAGATGAAATAAAAAAAATGTATATAATAAAATGAACGCAACTAATCGCACAGCTCTGCGGTATTTGGGTGTACTGTTTGTAGCCATATGGATTCTCTCTGTGATGAACAAAGAGAGGTACACCACTGGACGGTATGGATTCGTGGACACCAACCCCTCCCGTCGCGTTTCTGGTTTTTTCGATAATTGTTCTCCTGAAAATATGGAAGACTGTCAGAGGAATAACCCTTACGAGGGTCTTCCCAAGCCCTAAGTCGCACTTATAGACTTGGGTCGTGTAGTAATTATGGATAATACACTAAGAAATCATGTCATCGTACAATTTTCAAATATATTCGATCTCGATGAAGGTGATTCTCTGTGCACAGATTTGGAAAAATGTATAGTGAGACATTCCAAACAGACGATCGAGAAGGGAAACGGTATTGCAGCGTGGGATAACCACAAATTTACGAACATTTATAAACATAAATTCTTAAATTTGAAGCGGGCTTTATCTTCTAATTCAATTATCAGGGAGAGGGTAAAAAATAGAACAGTCTCTGTTGTTGAAGTTGTAGCTATGAGGCCTGAACAACTTCAACCAGAGGGTGCATACGCAAAAGCAGTGGAGGACAATGTTCACAAGGAAATGCAAAAGGAGCAAATGATTCAACAAGCGGTTGAAAATCACGTTGGATTTTTTAAATGTGCTAAATGCAAATCTCTCAAGACAACATATTACCAATTGCAAACTCGTTCAGCGGATGAACCCATGACAGTGTATGTTTCTTGTCTCAACTGTGGGAAAAGGTGGAAATGTTAAGCCAGTGGTCAGATCCAGTCAAATCCGTCGGCATATCACCGACTGAAAGAATAAAATTATAGGGTAGCTTTTTTTTCATAACAATTTTAGTTTCTGGACTCGTAAACCCCAAATAATCGTATACGATACGGTATTCTTTCAATTGTTTCATCGTATAGTCAATAACCCCTTCTGTTCCACTTCTTGCTGTAATTATGACTATTTTGTATCCCCTCAAACTTGCCGAATGTAACAATTCGATGATGGGGATGTTAGGACGACCATCGGTGAAAATAATTGTGTCATCTATATCGAACATGACCGCGTCATTGTGTTTGACAACACGATTCGTTATGTGATGCATACCCACCAACTTGAGGTTATTCATATTAATGTTATTAAAGATTTAAATTCGTCTTAGAGTAACATGTTAGTAGATATAGCGTGTGATGACGACACGACACAGATAGCTCGAATCAAGAAGGATGACGGTGCTGCCTGCACCGTAAACTTTTTAGAGAAACGTAGTAACAGCACGTATTGTTTCTCTATTGAAGATGAAGTAGTCACGAAGGATACCATTTCTGGGTATTACGACGTGGAACAATTAGAAGACACAGGGCTTTTCATACTGATACGAGATGGGGTGTATACATTTTACGATGAAGATGAAGACTCAGACTTCGTATGCTCAGATAGCTCTGAAAGTGATGATACTATTTCACTCGAGGAAGATGAAATGTAAACCTAAGTGAGTGAATAATATATTTGTAATAAGAATGGAATATAAAGAACCCAAGAAACGTGTGACCAAAAACGATAAGAAAGCAAGGAATCAGGTGTATTCCCAAAAACATATAAGAAATTTACTTAAACAAATGGAGGCCTGTAAAGATAAGAATGGCCCCGTACACCCCCCCGAGTAGTCATTATTCTCAAATGGACGTCTCCGAGTATACTGAAGACCAAATATTTTCATTTATCGGGAAGACTGGAAAACGTTTTTACTGGCTTACCCACAAATTAGGACTTGATTATTTGTGGTATGATAGACAGAGGAAGGTTTTCGAGCTCTGGGGTCCCTTTTACACACACATGAATCAACAATCTGCCCACGTGATCCAGTGCGAATTAGAATTTTTTATTGCACCTAAGTTAAGAGATACGGACTCAAAAAACAATGAATTTTTACACCCGCCCACAAAAGCGTGTTAAGCCATCCCCCATCGAAAGGGCGGGTGAGCCAGTAGAAGGAAGTTTCTTGTATGAAATCATAAGAAATAAACCAATAGAATACTTTGTTAAACCGATACTACCAGTGTATAATCAAGTAGATTATTTAAAAATGATTGAAAAAAATTGTCAAAGTTTGGGTATACCGTTCGTGGATCCCCAACTTCCCGTACATGTTCCCCGTCAACCCCCTCCAAAGACGAAAGAACCTGTTCTAGATTTTTTGGATAAGGTTTATGTGAACTTGAAAATCCTAAAGAGTGGTACTGTGAGAATTAAAGTTGTCCCCAATTTTCTGAATCTTTATGAAAAATACTACAAGTACGCCAAAAAACCACCCTTCAAGCTGATCGTCCAAGCTTACAAAGCAGTGGGATTCAGTGACAAGTTTCTCGAACAAATAAAACAATCTGAAGAGAGGAGACTTCAGTTTGCCAAAAAGGTTCCCACGATTTTACAAAAGATATTTGACAAGGAACCAGTAAAAAAAGTAAAACGAGTTGTTAAAAAGAAGGAAATAGTAGAAGAAGAAGAACCTGAAGTTGAGCAGGTGGTTGAGGAAGACGCACCTGTGGATGGTGCTATGGATGTTGAAGTAGATCCCGACGATGAGGAGGAAGTTGAAGAAGAGTATGTTTCAGATGAAGATTAGATGTATAAAAACATATGCTCGGGACGTTCTATCGGAACTCCATACCCCAAACTTTTCAAGTATGGATCAACCTCACTCGTTTCCATATCATGTATCTCAACTATTATAGCAGGTTTATACTTTGTAATGAGATTGACAGCACCCTTCAAAACATTTATTTCATGTCCCTCCACGTCAAGCTTGATGAATGACGGAATCCCAAAATATACATCGTCCAACTTCTTACGCTCCACCGAAATTGAAACTGAACGTATTTCCTCTGGTATATCAAAACCACTGTTTCCATAATTAATAACTTCCAACTGTGTTATTTTTGGGTCAGGTGTGGGAATGAATATATCAGCTGTATCTGTTGTGTCTGACAGGGCATATGGGAAAACCGTCACAGGATTTTTAAGTTTATTTGCTTTTACATTCTGAGTGACAACTTCGTGATAAAGTGGTTCCCAAGAATGTACTGGTCCATATTCAGAAAAAATCAATGAGTTGTACCCTATATTCGCTCCAATGTCTAGGATGTCAGTTCCCTCCTTGTAATGTTTCTCCAAGTCTTCCCTCATCCATCCATCCCATTCATACCCGTTGGCCAGCGTTGGAGTGATGTATCTATCATTTGAGATGACGAAGAGGTCGTACTTTTTGTTGTTTATATGAACAAGTTTCAAATCCATATGAAAGTATAACCATTTATCTCTTTAATCACAGTTACCTCAGTGCTTTATAGACTATTGATCCAACTGTACCTAAACCCTTACCTAACTTCTCAGACCTACGTCCAGTGGTTTTTACACGTTCTGTGATCACGGTCATCACGAGTTTTTCAATATGTGGATATAACATTTTTAATACTTTCAATATATAAGAGAGATAATTCCTGCAAAATTTCGTTTCTTTCTCGTATGGTAGGTAAGCAATGAGTGCAAGTATGACCATGGCTAAATATTGTGAAGCTTGACCCGTAATTGAACGACCGTACGCGTTGCTTGTACTAGTCGACAACAGGGATTCGTAAATAGCCTGCGAAGTTGTCGCAGTGGCAGTTAAATAACTAAAGTATTGAGAAAGGTTTCTACCAAAGTATTTTTTGAATAATCCAACTTTTTCAGAGGGTATAATTCTTCCAACTGACTTTACAATGGGATACTTGAGAGGCACGTCAAGATAATTATTCATGAATCGAGGATTTACCTTCAATAAGTAAAATATAGCGAATAAAGAACCAGTCGTTTGCATAGCATTACGAAAGTCACCACTCTTGACAAAATTTGCAATCCTTTTTGCAACTTTTTTAGTTTCACTTTCCATTTTCTTTACGTCCACACCGGGGAGGGGAGTCAGTTGTTTCAAAAGGATATTAGGATTGTTTTTTCGCAACGCTAAGTTCAGTTTATTATTGACCTGGAAGGATTTGTTGCTGGCATTGTAGTAAACATTACCTTCACGTTCTATTCGAGTTCTTAACAGGTTGTTGACTTCTTTGTTGTACTTATTATTAAGGACACTTTTGGTATTCAAAACACTAATCTGTGATTCTGTGAATTTGGGAATCACGAGTTGGGGTTCATTGAACCCTGAATTATTTTTCGCGTTATAGAACCTTTGTGTAGGAGTCTTTTTTGTTGGAGATACCAGAGACTTTTCAGCCTTATTCATTACGACTTTCAATTTTGCTGCTTTTGCTACCTCTCTCTCCTTTGCTTTTGCTGCTTTTGCTACCTCTCTCTCCTTTGCTTTTGCTGCTTTTTCTGCTTTTGCTTCCACCATCTCTGCTGGTGTCCTTCGTGTGCGTTTCATAGGGGTTTTCACGACCACTTTGTTCGCTGATGTGGTCGCAGCCACCACTGACCTTACAGACTTTTTTCGCGTGGTAGTACGCTTCTGTACAGTCACCCTTTTGGGGAGAGTGCGCCTCTGCACACTAGCCAGTGTTTCATCATTCGATGATGCAGACATGTTCTTTTATTATACGTGTATGTTTTTTTGTCAAGGGTAAAAATCGCCAGGCAGCTCGTCAAAGCCCTGCATTAATTACCCCTCGGCTGTTAATGCCAGGATGTTAATTCGTTACTTCCACAGTTTTTTACACTATCTTTGTGTACCCTATTGAGAATACCGCCACTGATCGTGGCCCAAGCACATTGAAAATAATTTTCGTCTCCGGGTGCAAACTGATTTAAACCCAATGCAGCAATAATCTTTTCACGGTTGCCGTTGTATTCGCCCGGTGTGTTGTAATCAGGAAGAAAGTTGCTACTCCGATGCATTAGTACACCATTATCTAAATTTGGAAACCTTTGTGCTTCCCATTCAGAACACCAATTATCCCCTAGACCTACTGCTGGTGTTGAACCGGCATAAAAGACTTTTCGTCCATAAAATTTCCGAGAGTTACTATTTTCAAGCATGAACTGATTACCATTTGCATCACTGTCCACATAGGTTACATCACCTATAACACAATCTTTATCACATGCACTTTTATCTCTTGTATACTTCACAGTTGGATCTCCAACTTCATGTTCATTCCCTAGTTGCGCACCTGTACAAATACCAGCATTGGGAACGTGCCTAGTGTATTTTTTATACCCAGGCCTATCATCTACGTTACACTCACCACCATCCCATTCCCCTACATAGCAACAGTCTTCCTGATAGATTGCTACCCCATTGTTGGCGTTATGTAGACTACACTCGTCAGTCTTTGAAAATGTTTTTTTACCAGTAGAATCACAGACACCTGCTGTATAATGGTAAGTGTTACCCTTCACACAACAGGGTAATGTTCCGGTTGTACAATCTCTAGATGAAGAGGCAGGTTTGTTAGACGAACCACCACCCCACGCTGGTAGAACTAGATTGTGATTGATATCTTGTTTTTGAAGATAACCACAACGTACATCAGTACAATCACCGACCTCTTCCACCCATGTAGCGTCTTCCCTTTTCCTTGGGGCCGATGCCTCTTCAAACTTAAAAATCGAACAACCATTTTCTAGGAGATCTTCAGTATTTTCATTACTGGCTTTGAATGCTATCTTATACCCCTTTGGTAAATTGGCGTCGATAACTTCACCAGTTAAGGTACTAAATGCCTGATATTTATTTATTGCATCGTCTCTCGACACCGGTGTCATAGGAACCAAATCCAAAACCCCTCGCTCTAATTCCCCATTAAATAGAGCAGTAGCTGAAAATTTCGTGTAAACGGTTCCATCCCCCCCACCCTGATAAGACCACCCTGCATCATAATTTAGAACAGGACAGGGAACAGCTTGGGAATCGGCGGTTGGCATAACCCTACAAGACTTGAGTGTCTCGCCTTGTGCGATACAGGCATCGAAATTCATATCATCCTTTTGAGAATCAGTAAGTCCGGTACCATCAAGTTCTTTCAATTGCATACCTATTCCATGAAATGTCCCCATTGTACCATCATCACGG